ACAAAATGATGTAGTTGATTATGATAACGAAGACTACACCCCTAAAGGAGCTATAGGTGCAATAGGATCCTATGCAGTAGTGTCTGTTACAGATATTAATAAGTATTGGTATAAAAATTATAGCGGTACTTGGGTAGAAATTGGCTCACCAGCATGGATTAAAAGCTGGCCAACTGTTAAGTCAAGTAAAGCAAATCCGACTCTTACTGCCGGTGCAGCAAATATTACTATTAACGGCACTGTTCTAAGCGTAGATCAAGAAGACCCAACTACAGTAGCATCTAATATAAATGCTTTAGTTATTAGCGGTGTAACAGCAGCTAATCGCGACGGTTATTTAGAAATTTACAGTGATGGTTCTACGTCTGGAGAAGATGATAGCTCATTAGGCGGACCTATTGCAATAGGTGGCGATGTTGCAAAACTTACAGAATTAGGTTTAGTTGCTGGAAATTATTATCCGCCAACAACACAAGCATCAAGACACGTTACAGTACCTGAATGGAAAACTGGCGACACTTATCCTAGACCGAGCGGCAGTGTATGGCTCAAAACAAGTGTTCCTAACGGAGGGATGAATATTTCATTAAAGAAATGGAATTCATCAACTTTACTATGGGACGAAACAGATGCTCTAGTATATCAAAATAATGCAGCTGCCTTAGAAGCATTAGATGTTTCAGGCGGAGGTATTAATTTAGCAACAGGTGTTACTTATACTAAAGTCAATGTAGACAATACTAATCCTGCTAAGTTAAACTTTAAAATTTACGAACGTGTAGCAACCGGATCAACAACTATTACTACAAATTCAGTTACGGGCACAAATCCGGGTGCAGGTACATATACATTCACTGTTGCGAGTACTGATGCAACATATAGTGGGTATTCAACACCGGTTACTGTTTCAGTAACTTTAGCAGGTTCAGCGGTTAACGACTCAGACATTATTGCAGATGCAATTAATGCTGCTGATGTACCAAATGTTACATGTCAAACAACTGATCAAGCTGCTCTAGTAATTAGTCATTCAGAAGGCGGCGAAATTCAATTTGTTGATACCGACGGAATGTTAGAAAATATAGGGTTTGTGCCATACGATAGTACAAATCCAGTAAGTATGCGTTTTTTAGATTATATAGATGGTACTGACGCTACAACTTCTCCAAAGCAATTCCAAGCAACAAATTGGAGAGTGATAGTTTATACTGCAAGCATTGAAGCACCATTTAACGAAGCATCAGAAGGACAACTTTGGTATAGCCCTACATTAGACGAAGTAGATATAATGTACCACGATGGTAATTCATGGGTAGGCTATAGAAATGCGTTTCCAAATACTGATGTAAATGGACCGCAAATAAGAGTTACAAGACCCACTACACAGTCAGACGGTAACGCTTTAGTAAGTGGTGATATTTGGATTTCAACTGGTGACCTAGAGCAATATCCATTGATTTATGTTTTTGATGATACTGTTGTAGGAACAATTGAAGACAAATGGGGATCACCTAAAGATAACACTGATCAAACTACTGAAGAAGGTGTTATCTTTGAGGATGCTAGATATGGTTTAGATGGCGGTACTCCTACACAACAACCAGTAGGAACAATACCACAACTATTAGAAAGCAACTATCTAGATCCAGATGCACCTGATCCAGATCTTTATCCAAAAGGCATGTTATTGTTTAACTTACGTCGCAGCGGATTTAATGTAAAAAGATATGAAAAAAATTACATAGATCTAAATGCTCAAAATCCTAGATTTATAGATGTAGGCACCGGTGATGACGAAGAAATGGAGAACTACTATCCACATAGATGGGTAACAGAAAGTCCAAATCAGATCGACGGAGCTGGAAACTTTGGTAGACTAGCTCAAAGAGCTACAATTGTAAAAAGATTACAAGCAGTAGCTAATAGCAACGAAACTATAAGAGATAGTGAAGTATACCAATTTAACTTATTGTCTTGCCCAGGTTACCCTGAGCTTACAAATGAGCTAATATCACTTAACTATGACAGAGATTTAACTGCGTTTATTGTTGCAGATACTCCGTTTAGATTAGATAATTCAACACCTAGCTTGCAACAATATGCTACAAATGCTCTACTTGCAGCAGAAGACAATGAGCAAGGACTAATTAGTTCAGATCCGTACCTAGCATACTATTACCCTAGTGGTTTTACAAGTGATAATTTTGGTAATAATGTTGTAGTTCCGGCATCGCATATGATGTTAAGAACAATTACATTAAGTGATCAAGTTTCATATCCTTGGTTTGCACCAGCAGGTACTAGACGTGGAACCATTACAAATGCAAGTTCTACAGGATATGTTACTAGCGAAGGTGAATTTCAAGTTGCGACACTTAGCACAGGACAAAGAGATACGCTGTACGAAAATAGAATTAATCCAATCACATTTATAAGTGGATCGGGATTAGTAGCATTCGGTCAGAAAACTAGATATGCTGCTTCGTCAGCTTTAGACAGAATCAATGTTGCTAGACTTGTAATTTATATGAGACAGCAACTTAAGAAACTAGCTAAGCCATACCTATTTGAACCTAACGATAAAATAACAAGAGATGAAATTAAAGCATCTGTTGAAACTTTAATGTTAGAACTTACAGGTAACAGAGCTTTATATGACTTCTTAGTTGTATGTGATGAAACTAACAATACACCGGCTAGGATTGATAGAAACGAATTGTATATAGATATTGCGATCGAACCAGTAAAAGCAATTGAATTTATATATATTCCGTTACGTATTAAGAATACCGGCGAAATTGCAAATTTATAAAGCTAAATATATACAGTTAGGAGCAAAGAAAATATGCCAGTATCATCATTGACTAAAATGACAGTGCCGATAGCAAACGATCAAAGTGCAGCTAATCAGGCAATGATCATGCCTAAACTACAGTATAGATTTAGGGTAACATTTATTAATTTTGGAGTAAGTACACCTACTACAGAATTAACAAAACAAGTTGTAGACATTACAAGACCAAACGTAAGTTTTGAAGAAATTGTATTAGATAGCTATAACAGTAAGGTATACCTAGCAGGTAAGCACTCGTGGCAAACTCTTACTGTTAACTTAAGAGAAGATGTAAACAATAATGTACAGCTTCTTGTAGGCGAACAATTACAAAAGCAATTTGATTTTTATGAGCAATCAACTGGTGCTGCTGGTATTGATTATAAATTTACTACTAAGATTGAAATTTTAGACGGTGGTAACGGTATTCATGAACCTATACCACTTGAAACATTTGATGTGGTAGGTTGTTACATTACAAATGCTCAGTACAACTCCTTAAACTATGCTACTTCAGAAGTTGTAACTACAACACTGGAAATACGTTACGATAATGCTATACAAACGCCAATTGGATCAGGTGTCGGTGTACCAGTAGAACGTACAACAGGAACACTTGCAACAGGTGTCGGTGCGTAGTAAAACTTTTACATTGTAAATTTAAATGGGGGATATTATCCCCCATTTTTTATGGATAAATATTGTATGACTTACAATAATGCATTTTTAAATAACTTAACAAATAGCTACGAAGCGTATTTTGGTCCAAAAGGTAATTTAGCAACTTGGGAACATGCTTCTAAATTATTTTTACATGATAATTACAGATTAGCTCCTAAAGTTCCTTTTTTATTCCATGTGAATTTTGTGCTAAATTCAGACGCTAAAGCGTTATTACCTTCATTGTTATACCAAGGACAAAGTGCACTTGAAATAGGTTTATTAGTAAAAACTATTCAATTACCTAAATACACTCCTAGGGTAGAAATTATTAATAGATACAATCAAAAGAAAAATGTAGAAACTCAAATTGCATATGATCCTGTTACTATTGAATTTCATGATGATAATGATGGCTTGAACTATGCATTATTAAGTGCATATTACAAATACTATTTTGTAGATGGCAATTATCAAATAAGGAAAGAAGCATATACACCTAATTTAACTTATAGTGGTCCTTTGTACAGATACGGTCTTGATAATGAAACTCCACATAAACATTTTTTTAAAGAAATACACGTAAGTCAATTAACTCGTGGTGTTTACCATCGTTATACACTTGTAAATCCTTTATTAAGTAAGTTTGATCATGATAATTTAGATTATGCTACAGGTAACAGAGGAACACAAAATACAATAACAATAAATTACGAAGCTGTATTTTATGAAACAGGTGAAATCGATGCCGAAACTGATAATCCAGACGGCTTTACACAAATACATTATGACGAAACACCGAGCGCACTCGGTGGATTGCCTAAACGAAATCAAGCGCTACCATTAGCAAATGCATTAACACCTCCGCCAGGAAACCCTCCAACATTCAAACCTTTATTACAGGAAAAAGAATTCCAAACACAAGAATATAGGTCAGTGCAAGGTTACAGTTTTGAGAATTTTAGAAGAAATAGATTTAAAACTTTTTCTAGAATCAGAAATCAAAACCTTGTTAAAAATGACTTAAAAATTTACGATTTTTTAAAAATTGACGGTGAGAGATTTGACGTTGTAGAATTTGCAAAAACAATTCAAAAAGGCACAGTTACTGTTCAAGAATTAAGAAACGATCCGTCAGTTTTAGACAGCGCTAGACGTAATTTGTGGAGAAGACTGTATCAAGCATCTGGTAAACCAGGAGGTATAGAAGCAGCTGATAGAGAGTATAATTTAAGAGTTAGTGACCCTAAATTCTTAGAAGAATTAGATAAATTGTTAGGACTATAATGACTGCAAAAAGTAATTTACCGGCCGAGCCGAGAACAAATGATAAAAGAGTTACTGAATTCTTTGATACTTATTTTTCAAAAAAGATTGAGATTGCAACAGATCAATATGTAGTAGTGCAAGGTTTTTTTGAAAAAAGAGGTTTTGAAGAAAGTGCTGCTAAAGTAGTAGCTAGTGTTTTAATACAACAAGCAAAAATAGACGGAGTTAAAGTATTTGAATTTTTAGATACATTAGCTAAATTTACTGACAATCAACTTAGCGATTTAGTAATTGAAATATTAAATCATAATAGAACAAGCAGTAGCACTTTAGGTTCTAGAAATACTAGTAATTTCCCTACAATTGAAAATAGAAACATTTTAATCTAATGCCAAACAAATGGGCAAAGGGAAAGTTTACGCCTAAAAATCCACAAAAATATATGGGAAACAAAGCGCCAACATATCGGAGTAGTTGGGAGTTTGTGTTTATGAAATTTTGTGACGAAAATCCTCATATAACTGAGTGGATCAGCGAGCCTATGCGCATACCATACATTAATCCAATTAAGCAATGTAAAACTACATATGTACCGGATTTTTTAGTTGCATTTAAAGATAAAGCTGGTGTAAGAAAAGTACAGCTAATAGAAATCAAACCAAAAAAGCAAATTCTAGGCGAAGCACGTAGTCAACGTGACAAAATTCAAGCAGTAATCAATCAAGCAAAATGGCAAGCTGCTGATGCTTTCTGCAGACAAAAAGGTATTGAATTTAAAGTTATTACAGAAGACGATATATTCCATCAAGGATCTAAGCGCAAATAAATACTAGTATATTATAGGATATACTATGACAAAAAAATTAGAAGAGCTTTTTGATCTGCCTGAGAATCAAGAATTTATAGAAGAAGAGCAGGACCAATTAGCAAAAGAAAGCCAAGATGCACAACACAAGCGTCGCTTAACTAGGGCAGAAGAAGCTGACGAAATATCTTCAACAGTTGATAAGATTACATCATCATTACCTCGAGTATCTGGGCTTGGAGCCAAATCGGATCAAGAACTAGATGACATAGCAGACAAAGCCGTGCAAAGCTATAATGATCTAATGGATTTAGGTATGAACGCTGAGTTACGTTACAGTGGTAGAATTTTTGAAGTTGCTGGTTCTATGTTAAAAACTGGCTTAGATGCAAAAGTTGCAAAGATGGACAAAAAGTTAAAAATGATCGATTTACAATTGCGTAAGCAAAAAATAGATCAAAATACAAGTGAACAATCAGAAACAATTAACGGTGATGACTTGGTTATAGACCGAAACGCTTTGCTTGATAAACTTAAAGACATAGATAAATAATATATTAGGAGTGTTAAAATGAAAACTTTTTCTGATTTTTTAACAGAGTCTCAAAAAACTTACAGTTTTATTATTAGGGTAGCTGGTGACTTACCAGACAGATTCGCAGATGATTTAGAAACTAGCTTAGATAAATTTAAATTGGTAAATTTATCGTCGGGTAAAAAATCACCAATACAGGCTAAGCCCCTTGATTTCCCGCAAATAGAAAACTGTGAAGTTACTACATACGAAGCAGAAGTTCAATATCCTACAACCCCGCAGGTATTGCATAACTATCTTTCTAATTGCTGCGGTGTTAATGCAAGTTACATAACTGTTAGAAATGAAGGTGATCCTTTAGAAGCTCTGCAAGCTAATAAAGACGACGACGCTCCTTACGAAACATTGTTAGATAAAGAAGACATGGGCGGTGAAAGTGCTCAAGATTCAGTTGGTCCTAACAGAGTAATGGAATTACTTAAAGAACTAGAAAAAGATAGATCAGAACGAGAAGTTGATCCAGTTGCAGAAGCACCGAAAGGCGAATCAAAAGACATATCATCTAAAGAGAACGCAAAAGCAGTAATAGGAAATTAATATGAATCATGATCTAAGAAAATATGCAGATATAATAGCCGAAGCTGATGATGAAATGGGAAATAACAGCAGTTATTCAAGTAGTACATCAGTAGTAGTTAACGATAACATGCCAAAAGAGTTAAATGATACCTTAGAATATTTGTTTTATAATGATGCTGATTATCAAGAAAAAAGTTTCGAAGAAATAAAAAAAACAGTAACCGATCAATTGCAATTTTACAAAATGATAGGAAATTCTGGTATAACTAAATTAAGTGACCAAGAAGAAAAAGCAAAAGCAGCAGCAGAAGCTTTAAACATAATGTTTCAAGAAGACGATTTCGGTGAGTTAAATTGGAATGAAGTAGCAAACGAATTAGATCCAGATGCAGCATCTACAGCTGATACTACAGACGAGATTCCAGCAGCTCCAACCGGCGGTACAACTGACGACGATGAGCCTAATGATTTTGGTGCTGAACCACAAGTAGATCAACCCCCAGCTGATCAATCAGGACCTAATCCAGAAGATGATTTATACGCAGACGACGAAGGCGATTTTGCGCCAGGTAGCACACAACCAGCAGACGACTTTGATGACGAAGGCGAAGGGAACGATTTAATAAATCCTTATGGAAACATTACAGTTGACGATAGCGGTGCCTTAAACAAACCAAATCCAGGGCAGCCCGAGTTTGATCAAGAAGGTAATGTAATATCAAAACCAAATGTGCCTAACAGACCAGATGTATTTGATCAACCAGTACCGGGTAGTTCAGGTAGTTCAGGTGCAACGCCTAACAGACCAGATGTATTTGATCAACCAGTACCGGGTAGTTCAGGTAGTTCAGGTGCAACGCCTAACAGACCAGATGTATTTGATCAACCAGTACCGGGTAGTTCCGGCGATAGCGTGCCTGATCAAACTCCAGTCGGAGGCGCTGGTAATATAAGTGATAGACCTAGT